AGATTCAATCGAGCGCGTACGTCACCCAAGACATGACCGTGCTTTCGGAGCATGTGACGCGGATCTCTGGAATCACTCAGCTTGCCTGGCACAAGGAGCCGTATTCGGTGGTGTGGTGCGTGCGCGAGGATGGCCGGTTGCTGGGGTTCACCTACAACACCGAGCAGGATGTCACCGGGTGGCACGTTCACAGCATCGCGGGCGGCTTGTTCGCGGTGGAGAGCGTCACGGTGATTCCGACGCCCGGCAAGGAGGCTGACCAGCTGTGGATGATTATTCGCGATGACACCTCTTCAAAGCGCTGGGTGGTCTACCTCGAGACCGAAGAGCTTGCGGCTGCGTTTAACTTCTACGTGGATGTGGGCCTTTCGTACAACGGAGCGTCCACGGCGGCAGTATCTGGTCTGGGCCACCTTGATCTGACCTACTTCGCAGGCGCTGGGCTGACGCTGGATTACGACTGGCTGGGGGTGGTCGCTGATGCGGCCGTTCCATCCTACACGATTACCGGCGCGGGCACATTGACCCTTGGCCGGGCTGCTGAGGTGATTTCTGTCGGCATGAATTACCCGAGCGTGATGGTTCCCACTGCCTTTGAGGCGGGCGGCGGCGATGGCACTTCCCAAGGAAAACAGCGACGCACCACCAAGGTGGCGTTCCGTTTCCATGAGACGCAGGGAGGGCAATGGAAGGGGGCTGGCAGTCAGCAGGACGCCGAGGCTTCCGACTGGAACCGGTTCTCGTTCCCTCGCAGCTCAATCAACGGCACGCCGACCGGATTGCGGATGGACACGGCCCCAACGCTGTTCACCGGGATCGTGGTGCAGGACTGGGAGGGCGACTACGTGCTCGAAGATCCGATGACCATCCGCCAGGCGGAACCGTTTCCGATGACCATCGTGGCCATCATGCCGCAATTCACAGTTTTCGACCGATGACCATTGAACCCCTCATTGCTGACCACGTGATGAAGGTTTTGCTCCAGCCTTCACAGGCGTGTTTCGCTTCGTCCATAGACGCCGAGTACGCGAACAGGCTGGTGGTGTCTGGCCCCGCGTTTTCAGCGATTCACAACGGGGAGGTGCTGGCGTGCGCCGGACTCATTCCGCAGTGGGAAGGGCGCGCGATAGCCTGGGCGCTGGTGGCCGCTGAGGCTGGCCCGCATTTCCTGCGCATTCACAAGGCGGCGAAACGGTTTCTCGACCTACAGAAGATCCGTCGGATTGAAACATGGGTTTACCCGACGTTTGAGCCTGCTCACCGATGGATGCGGCTGCTCGGGTTTAAGCTCGAAGGACGCATGACGGCTTACGGGCCGGATGGATCAGGCGGAGACCTTTACGCAAGATTATGGGACAAGCAATAAAACCTATTGCAGGGGCGGTGCTTGGAGCTGCCGTTGGAGCCGCCGCAATTTATTTCAGCGGAGGCGCAGCCACGCCGATGGTAATGGCTGCTCTTACGGGCGCATCAGCTGGCGCTGGCGCTGGAATGCAAATGAACGCGGCCGACCAAAAGGCGCACGCGGACAGGAATCAAGCCATCGCTGAAAAGCAGGCCAACGAGTACAACGCCACGGTTCTTCGTAACAATGCCGCCGCTGAAAACGACGCAGCCACGCAAAGGGAGGCCGCCCAACGGTTCCGCATCCAGCAAGCAGAAGGGCGAGCTCGCACCGTTGCGGCTGAGTCTGGATCCGGGATGGATGGCTCCAACTGGGATCTGATGCGACAGAACGCGGTTCAGGGCGAGCTGGACGTGTTGAATGTGCGTCATGCCGGCCGGGGTGCGGCTGACGGACTGTTGTCTCAAGCGAACCTTCAGGACTACCAAGGGCAGGTGGCGCGTATGCGGCAGGCTCAGGCGGTGCAGGCTGGGCGAACAGCACAGGTGACTGCCGCGATCAACGGCGTCAGTAGCATTTATGGGGCTGGAGTGAAGTCGGGCGCATGGGGCGGCGGCGTGAAGCCAACAACTGTGAGCGGAGGTTAATTTATGGCCGGACTATCAGCATACCTCGGACAGACACAGGCGGTCGCGGCACAGATGCCGACCATGCAGGCGGCTCGGATGCCGGACGCCTCGGGCGCGGACGCGACAGCGCGGCTTGGCACGGCGTTGTACGGAGTCGCGGATCAGATCGCCACGTACGAGCACAACAAGCAGGTGCAGTGGGCCGGGAAGACCTACGCGGACGCGGCAAGCAAATGGTACACGCGCCTGGAACAGCTTAAACAATCTGCGGGCGACGGGGCTCCGAACTTCGTAGAGAACCTCCAGGGTGAGTTTCAGAAGTTCCGCGCCGAGACACTCGCGAGCACCAAGAACCATGTTGCCAAGCAGTTCTTGGACGAGAAGTTCACGGGCTTGAATGCGGACTTGAGCCGACAGGCGCTCCACTTTCAGGCACACGCTCAGGTGCAGCAGTCCGAGAACAACATCGAGCAGACGGTGAACACGCTTGGAACAAGCGCCATGCCGTACGAGTCCAAGGTGGACGCCCTGAACGGGGTAGTGGACACCTCCACGCTTCAGGCTGGGTATAAGACGGCCTACAAGATGAAGGCGCGCATTGCCCTCGCGAAAACGCAGGGGATGCAGGAGATCGAGCGAGACCCGCAAGCCGTGTACGACATGCTCAAGGGGCGCATTGTCGGGGAGCTGGGCGAACCTTCGCTTGATCCCACGAACATTCAGCGCCCGTCATGGGTGGATGACCTGCCAATGCAGGAGCGGCTTTCGTTGGAGTCTCATGCGCTCTCGCGCTCGCACCAACGGACCGGCCAGCTGCGAGCGGGCGTTGAGAACAAGGCGAACGATCACGAAGCGCGGTTCCTTCAAGGGCTCCCGGTGGCGGAGCCTATGACGAAGGTGGACTTTCAAGCGGCATACCGGCCCGAAGAGGTGGAGCCGAAGTGGGCGCAGTATGTGACACGGCAACAGCTCGGGGCAGACATCCAATCGATGGGGGCGATGTCGGCCGGGGATATTGCGGGCGTGCTACAGAAGACCCGCACTGAAATGGAGGCGGCCACGGAAGGTCAGTCGGTCGCGTTTGTGGATCGGTACAACCGGACACTGGAGGCGGCTAAACGTATTCAGCAGGCTCGGGAGAAAGACCCGATGGCAGCGGCGCTGCAAGGCCAGCTGTTTGGGGTAGAGTCTTTGGACTACTCGGACCCCGTGAAGTTTAAGGACCAGATGGCAGCCAGGCAGGCTGCGGCTATCCGCATTGGGGCCGAGTGGGGAGTTGATTCCGGCCCTCTATCCAAGGATGAGGCTTCCAAAGCGTCCGCGTTTCTGGCGTCGGCTGGGGTTGCTGACCAGATGCAGTATCTGCATCGCGTAAAGGGGGCACTCACAGACCCGAAGGTGTACGGCGCAGCAGTGAAGCAGATTGCCGAGGGGAACCCTGTGGTGGCTGCTGCTGGACACATTTTAGGGCAAGACCGTGCGGCAACAGTGGCCCCGGCTGGGTGGTTGAGTTCGTCTCAGCAACTCGCTCCGCAGATTGTCGCCTCCAGGATGCTTTCCGGGCTCGCGACTATGCGGGAGAGCAAAGATGTGTTCAGTCCCGTGGCTGACCGAGTTTTTCAGGGGCAGTTCTGGGCAGAGGTTGGCGATGCACTGCCAAGCAACCCGGTCGCAGCGCAAGCCATGTACCAAAGCGCGAAGGCCTACGTGGTCGGGAAGCTGTCACAGGAGGGGAATCTGAATGCGCTTTCGGAAGGATTTATTGGAAAGGCCGGCACTGTGAGTGGCGAGTTGGCGAGCGAGGCTGTGCGCGCTGTCACGGGCGGGATTGCCACGGTGAACGGGCACAAGGTTATCCCTCCTTATGGGGCGGACCCGTTGCAGTTCGAGCCGTTGGTCCGAGCTGAAACCAAGCGCATCCTCACGGAGGCTGGGGTGCCCGCAAAGTCCCGCCTGCTCCCTTTTGAGCAATACCGGGTGATCCCTGGAGGAGGCCAAAACCGGTACATGCTCACGGCCGGCGGACAGACGCTGATCAACCCGAAGACGCAGGAGCCTGTGATTCTCGATTTCAACAACCCGAAGGCGTGGGAGCTACCCAAGCCAGCAGAGTGGCCAAGAGACCAGATCAACACCATCGGCTACTAATTTCCCCGCTCATGAGCTTCTTTTTTGATTTCAGTCCTCAGGACAAACAGACCTCGCTCGATTTGGCGCAGATGAATCCGCTACCAGATCCGGGGACACGTCCCGATCCCAGCTTCTGGAATGGTATGGGCTGGAATGGGGAGGGCGCGATTCTGCCCACCTTTGTGCGACAGGGGGCATTGGGGGCACTGGATAATGTGGAGCAGTTCGGCGCGGATATGTTGAGCCGCGGGCTCGATATGATCCCGGGCAAAATATCCGGCACCTTGCAGGGGTACGTTCAGAAAGCGGACGCACGCTGGAGAGATTTCAGCGCGCAGGTGAAGGCGCTGGACATGGCCCCGGAGGATTTTGGGTTGGCGACACAGATCACCTCGGGCTTCATCAAGGTGGCCTTGGAAATGGGCGCAACGCGCAGCCCTGCGAGCGCATTCACCACGGTGGGCTTACTTGAAGGCAACGCCGCCGAGAACGATGCAGTAGCGCGTGGGGTGGACAAGCAGACGGCAAGCGAGGTTGGCCTTGTTACTGGGCTTTCTGCTGCCGCTGGGGTTGTTCTCCCATACGCCAAGGCGGGACTGACGGCCCTTCAGAACGTTGGGTTTGGGGCTACGGTAAATACCGCGTTCGGCATCGCTGGCAGGGCGGGAACCTCAGAGGTCTTGCGGGCGAACGGGTATCCCGAGATGGCGGATCAGATCCGAGCCTTCGACTTGGCATCCGTCCTTGTGGACGCTGGGATGGGCGCGGGATTTGGGGTGCTTGGGCACTACATGCACAGCGACAACCCCGGCATGATTGCGCGCGCACTGGAGGCGCGGGACGCCGGGCTAACGCTCACTGAGGCGGCGGCAAGGCACCTACGGGCACCGGGATCCACGCCGGATTCTCCTGCATCCATTCCCGCCAATTTTGAGGCGCGGGCCAACGTGCTCGAGAATTCTGCGAGGTTTGAGGAGTTGGCCACCCGGGGCGATGAAGATCGTTTCCAGCCTATCCCTCCGCCTGAAGGGGCTGAATTTGTGGAGCGGAAACCCAACACCGAAGCCATGGCGGCGCTAGAAGCGGCACTAGAGGAGATGGGCCCGACCCCGCCAAAAAAGGTGCAGGCGAAAGATTTCAAAGAGTGGTCATTCAACGAGGACCCTCTGGTTCGGTATCTTGTGGATAACCTTGGGGGCCTGATGTCCAAGTCCGGCTATCGAGCAAAGCACGGGAAGGAGAAGCTGGCTCGGAATAGTGAGCTTTGGGAGGCGGCCTCCAAGCTGGAGAACCCGCGCCATAATGAGATTTTCAAGAAGAACGGGCTCACTCCCGACGAAGCGGTGACGGCGTTGGCTGAGGCTGGCTTTTTGCCACACGACGCACACGTGGATCAGCTTTGGGAGGCATTGAGGCAAAAGTCGGCGTCTGACATGGAGCTGTCCAGGCAGGCCACCGGAAGGGCTGCTGACATCAATGAACAGGCGATAGCCGAGTACGAGAAGGCGCAAGATCCGGCCACATACGCCGAGACGGCTGAAGAATCGGCCGCGAACGCGCGAAAGCTGGGCGAGTCGCTGGGAGTGCCGGAAGAGCAGTACGACGGACTGTATTCAAAGAAGCCCGAAGAGGACATTGGGGCGGAGCTGATGTGGCGCGTGGATAATGATTACGATGCGCTATCCAAACAGTACGCTGAGCTTGACGACCCACAGCGTGGAATAAGCACGGACGGAGGGCGGATTTTTAACACTGATTACGGGCGGGAATTGTCCGCAGGGTTTCGCGCGGACCGAACTCGAGCCCAAGAGGTACACGACGCCGCAAGTTATCTTGTTGGAAAGCTATACACCAAGCGATTGTCTGAGCCAACGCCGGAAGGGAGGGAACCACGCGTCCTTTTAACTGCTGGCGGAGCTGGCGCCGGTAAGTCCTCGAGTCTTGCTACGTTAGGAGCTAGCGCGGACCGATTTGAGATTATTTACGACACCACGATGAGCACGGCATCGTCGGCAATATCGAAGATAACCCAGGCGTTAGAGAGCGGGCGCGAGGTCTCGATTGTTTACACATACCGCGATCCTGTTGATGCGTTTGTGAATGGCTCACTTCCAAGGGCTATGGAAAGCGGCCGCACTGTCACTGTCGAGGCTCACGCCAAAACACACAGCGGGTCGAGAGAAGTGATCCCGCAGTTAATAGAGAGGTTCCGAGGGGACGACCGGGTTGACTTTATTGTCGTTGATAATTCACACGGGCCGGATGGCGCCCAGCTTTCTAGTATTGAAAAGCTGCCGGAGGCGCATGATACTACGCTCGAGGGTACGCTATATGAACGTGCAAGGTCTGAATACGAAGCCGGCAGAATCTCAGAAGCAGTCTACAACGGAACCACGGGGAAGAGGAGCTTCCGGGATGACGCTCAAGGAGCACACGCTAGCGGCGGCGCAGGAAATGATTCACAGCCTGAATACGCACGCGAGGGAAAGCCATCGCAAGCTGGAAGCTCAGCGGAACGCGTTGAAGCGGTAACCAGAGAATTAACCGACACAGAAGACGGCAAGGCCGTGCATGAGTCGGGGCTTGTTTCTGTTGTTTACGACCCTTCCGAGTTTCCAAAGCGATCCGACGGACAAGAGCACGATCCACGCGCGCAGGCCGTATTCCAAGACGGCAAAGTTTATCTCGCTGCCAAGAACATCGAGCCCGGCCAAGTCCGAGCGTTGCTCCTGCATGAGGTCGGGGAGCATTTCGGAATGGAGCGAATGCTGGGCAGTGAGGTTTACGAGTCGCTTCTGGCTGATGTGCTGGCAAAGGCCGAGGCTGGGGAGAAGGCGTTTGCGGACGCGTTGGAGGTAGCACGCCGGGCGGATACACCCGAGCGGCACCTTGCCAAAGAGACCCTGGCTTACCTGATCCAAAATCACGCAGAGCTTGGGCTGGTCCAGCGGATCATCTCGGCCGTGAAGACGTTTGTTCACGGCGCGTTTGGCGGAAGGTTTGTGGAGTTGAATGCGGCCGATCTGCGTTACCTTGCCGAAGCGTCCCTTCGGCGTGTGGCGCGGACAGAGGGAGCGTCCCCGGTATCGAATGCGACACACTACGCAGCCCAAGACGCACTGGACGCCAAGCACGACTCCGAAAGCCTCTACGCACTCAAGGCGGCCTCGGATGATGTCCGAAAGGAACTCCGGCGCGGCGGCTCCATTACTAACGCACTGCGGCTGGTCAGTGATGCGGCCGGGCGAAAGCTCACCGTCAGGGAAGCGTCAGGCTTGCGGGAGCGGCTACTGAAGGCGGCCACATACGTGGATTCTGCCATTGGCTCTCCTGAGATGCGGCTGGAAGCGGCGGCCAAGATGGTAGCGGAGTCGCTTGAGGCGGACGCTGTGCAGCGGGTGCAAAACGCCATGAAGAACCAGGCGGCAGCCAAGCGTACGGAGGCGGAGTTGGCCACCGTGTTGCGCCAAGGGATTCCGCTCTTTGGGAAACGGGGCGCGATCATGCGCTTGCTCGGGAATAACTATGACGGCCGGGCCAACGTGCAATCTTTGGAGGCGCACGTTACCGCGAAGCGGAATGAATCACTCCGGAAGTTCATCAGCCTCTATCATGACAGCGGGAAGTTTCTGGGCTTTTGGGAGAACGTGGAGTTCACCCATGATCTGATTCGGGAGGTGTTCACGCCGGGCTCCACGGGGAACGCCAAGGCAGCCGAGGGAGCGAAGGTGTGGGGTGATGTGAGCGCGGATCTTCTGCAACAGCTTCAACAGGCAGGCCGCCCCATCCACGAGCTTGCCAACTGGGCAATCCCTACAAGCCATTCTCAGATCAAAATTGCAAAAGCAGGGATAGAGGCATGGGTGTCGCGCGTCTTCCCTTTGCTCAAGCGTGAACGCTATCGGAACCCGGACGGAACACCGATGACTGACGAGCAGCTTGTGGGCTCACTTTCGCAGGTGTACGAGTCGCTGTCCACGGACGGCATTCTGGGACAGGAGGCCGGAGGGAACAGTGGCGCGGCGAACATCGCAGGCCGACGCACTGAACAATCCCGATTCCTGCACTTCAAGGACGGGGACGCGTGGCTTGCGTACAACAAAGAATTCGGGGACGGCTCGGTGTGGGTGACAATGCACGGGCACGTCAATTACACGGCGAAGCAGATCGCGCTGATGGAGAAGTTCGGGCCGGATGCCAAGGGCAACTTCGCCCGGCTGGTGGACGGAGCCATGAAAGATGCGGCGCGACGCGACCCTGTTCACACCGACAAGATCAAAGAAGAAGCCGCGCTGGCGCTTCGGTTCATGGATTACCTCGTGGGGGATTTACCTAATCCATCCGCGAAGAATATGGTGAACAAGGTGTTCTCTCTCATCCGCAACACGCTCGTGAGTGCGCAGCTTGGGAGTTCGGTGATTCAGGGGCTGGGGGATGAGGTGATGCTTCGGGCGTCCGCCGCACTCCATGGAATTGCACAGGGCGAGATTACAAAACTCCAAGCCCTTCTTGCTACAAGCGGCGATGCCAGGCACGACGCCATGGCGCTGGGGGCGGCCCTTCAAGACATCGCCCGGGAAACGGCCCGGTTTGGACAGGAGACACTCGGCCCCACTTGGTCCAGCAAGATGGCCAACGCGACACTGAAGGTCTCTGGGTTGCACTTTCTGGACACTGTTCGCCGTGGGGCCATCACGATGGGCCTTTATTCAAAGCTCGGGCAGCTGGCGAAGAAGCACGCGGACATTGGGGCGCTGGATGCAGACACGAACCGGCACCTACTCAGTCACGGGCTTACGCAGGAGAATTGGCAGGCGCTACACCTTGCGGACAGGCACGACTGGCACGGAGTCGAGATCGTGACGCCGGAGGCTCTCGCGGCCCTACCTGATAGCGCAATCCAGCATCTTGCGGATGCTCGGGTGCAAACCATCGAAACCGCCGCGCTTGCGAAAATTGAGAACATCAAGAAGGCCGCGATGTTGGATGACGCCAAGAAGACCGAGCTGATCGGGCGGCTTATGAAGGCCACCGAAGCGGAGAAGCTGGGAGTGCATGACGCCATCCGGAACGAGGCGGTGCAGAAGCTGATTTCCATCGGGAACATGGAAGAGGGGGCCGTGGTGCCGACTCCAGGGGCGATCCAGAATTTCAAGATGCAGGACGCCTATCGCGCGGGCACGTGGCGCGGAGAATTGGCCCGTACCTTTTTCATGTTCAAGGGATTCGCGATGTCGCACTTCAACACGCAGATGGTGGAGCGTGCTGGGGGAATGCCGACTGTGGGCGGGAAGCTTTGGTACGGCGCAAAGATAATGGCGCAACTGACCGTTGCGGGAGCGGTGACGCAGATCCTTTCAGACCTGACCAAGGGGAAAGATCCTCGGAACTACCTCTCTCCAAACTCGCCGCATTTAATTCAAAACTGGATTGCTGCGGCGCTTCGCGGTGGGGCGCTCGGGCTGTACGGGGATCTTCTTTTTGCGGACGAATCCCGGCACGGACACAGCCCGGTCGCGGCCATGATGGGGCCGGCCGTTGGGCTGATTGAAAACGTGCTGGACCTCACCGTGGGCTCAGCGCACCGAATCGCTTCGGGGAAAGATCCTCACGTTGGAGCGAAGGCAATCAGCACACTGAAGAACATTGTCCCCGGGCAGAACCTTTGGTTCTCGCGCCTGTTTTTGGATCACCTGCTTGTTCACAACCTACAGGAGGCGGCGTCGCCCGGCTACATGTCCCGGATGAAGCAGCGCTCCCAGCGCTTTAACGGGCAATCGTTTTGGTGGCAGCCAGGAGGGCTTACGTCCCCAATGCGACCGCCCGACCTCTCGACGGTGGCCGGAAGCAACTAATCACGAATCACCGGCTCGAATTTCGGACCCTAAAAACGCTAATATGCGTCTCATCTCGGCCGCCGCGCAAAGGAACTGATCCCATGTCTGTATCATCCGCTCTCGCAACCTATACGAACGCCACGAACGGGGTGTCGCTGTCCTTTGTGTTCCCGTTCCAGATCCAGCGCGAAACGGACATCGCTGTCACTATAACCATTGGCGGAGTGGAAACGCTCGCGACGTTGGTGCCTGGAGGGGCGTTCGGCGCGGGGCCTTACACGGCTAGCCAGTACATCGTGCAGGCTGGGTTTGTCGGCGCGAACGCCTTCACGCTCCAGTTTTTTGCGGGGTCTGCTCCTGCCACGGGAACGATTCGGGCGGACCGGCTGATCCCGCTCGTTCAAACTACCGAGTTTAACTCCTCAGACCTTTTCCCTGCCGAGTCGGTGGAAGCGGTGCTGGATCGGGTCATGATGGGAATGCAGATGCTTGCGCTCTCGTTCTCCCGGGTGGTCACTGTATCAGGGGTGGCGGCGTCTCTTGTTTTACCTGCTCCGGTCGCCTCCAAGCTCATTGGCTGGAATGCCACTGCGGATGGGTTCGAGTATTACACGGCGGGGCTCAGTACGCTAACGGGTGACGTCACGACCGTTGGGAGTGCGGCCACGGTGGTCAGACTGAACGGCACTTCGCTGGCAGGGCTAGGCACTGGACTGCTCAAGAATACCACCGGCACCGGGGTGCCAAGCATTGCGGTTGCTGGCACCGATTACCTTGCGCCTGGCGGATCTTTGGGAACGCCTTCAGCCTTGGTCCTGACCAATGCGACGGGGCTTCCGCTCACTACTGGCGTGACTGGAATTCTTCCAGTGGCGAACGGTGGAACTGGTGTCGGGACATCCACGGGCTCCGGAGACGCGGTCCTGTCCACGTCGCCAACACTGGTCACTCCTTTACTTGGCACCCCGACATCAGGGGTGCTTACAAACTGCACTGGGCTCCCCATAGCATCAGGTGTAAGTGGACTTGGAACAGGTGTAGCGACCTTCCTCGCCACGCCATCGAGCACCAATTTAAGAGCCGCAGTTACGGACGAGACTGGAACAGGCAGCTTGGTGTTTGCAACATCACCGACACTGGTTACGCCGCTGCTTGGAACGCCCACCAGCGGGGTTTTGACAAACTGCACCGGGTTGCCGGTCTCAACTGGGATAAGCGGGCTGGCGGCTGGGATCGCTGCTTTCTTAGCCACCCCATCCAGTGCAAACCTTGCGGCTGCTGTCACTGGAGAGACCGGCACGGGGGCCTTGGTGTTTTCGGATTCTCCGGCGCTTACCGGCACAGCTACCTTCCAGTATCTTACCGCTACGGAGCGAATTACCGGCAATGCCAGCAATACTACTCGCGGCAGCTTCGTTGCTCCGCACGGGACAGCTCCAAGCTCTCCAATCAATGGGGAAATATGGACGACATCGGCGGGCTTCTTTTGCCAAATCAATGCAGCTACCCAGCAGCTCGCCCCGCTAAACTCTCCAAGCTTCACAACTCCGGCTTTGGGAACACCTTCAGCGGGGGTCTTAACTAACTGCACTGGTCTCCCGATAGCATCAGGCGTGAGCGGCTTGGGAACCGGGGTTGCTACGTTCTTAGCGACGCCATCGAGCACCAATTTGAGGGGAGCAGTCACTGATGAAACGGGCACGGGCTCACTGGTGTTTGCCACTTCCCCAACACTCGTTACTCCGATCCTTGGCACGCCAACCTCGGGGAACCTCGCCAACTGTACTTTCCCCACCCTGAACCAAAACACCACGGGGTCCGCCGGATCGCTTTTGGTGCTGGGTCGCATAACCAGTGCAGTGGAGTCAGGGACCTATTCGACTTCCGCTCTTTCCGCCACCCTGACACTCCTCGCCAATACTCAGGCGATTTACTGGTCAAACAACACGTCCCAGACGACGAACTTCACAGCCAACCTGACGACGACGGCCGGGATGAATACTACCCTCGCCAACGTGGGGGATTCCACTTCGTTTGAAGTCGTTATGACGAACGGAGCGACGGCTTACTATTGCTCGGCCGTGCAGGTGGAAGGTACGACCTCCGGAGTTACTACCAACTGGCAAGGCGGCACCGCCCCGGCGGCGGGGAGCATAAACTCCAAGGACGTTTATACGTTCCAAGTCTTCAAGACCGCCGCCTCCACGTACACCGTCTTCGCTTCACAAACCAAGTTCGCGTAATGGCCCTGCTCCACACTACGTCAGGCATTGCTTCCGCCCGAGCTGGAGGATTTGGGCGGCTATTAGCGGCTGGTGGCGGGGACCCAAGCTTCGCCAGCGTAACCGCCTTGCTGCATGTAAACAACGCAGTGACAGATAGTAGTTCGCTTGCAAATACGTGGGCAATAGGCGGTACGGGCTCCTTCAGTACGACCCAAGTCAAGTACGGGTCTCACTCCGTTTTCATCAACGGAACAGGGGGAGCCGGGAATGGCGGGGCATTTGCCACCACGGCCACGAACGTGATGGATTTCGGAACTGGGGATTTCACCATTGAATGGTGGGAGTATTGCAATTCTTTCTCAGATCAGGCTACCCGGTTTGATGGGCGCAACGCCGCTGCAAGCGTTGGCAATATCTACGCATACAAGGCAACCACAAGCTCAACGTCAGCCCTTGCGTTCGCCAGCTTGTCATTCAGTGGATACACTTGGACAACAGGGTCATGGGTTCACATGGCCATTGTTCGCGCTAGTTCAAACACGTCATTCTACGCCAATGGGAACCGCATTGGCTCCGCGCAGGCAGACTCCACGAATTACACGACAGGCGGCTGTACGTTCGGGGCCAATACAGGAGGCCCAAACTTTGGCCTCGTTGGCTACATGGATGAGATGCGGGTAACGAAAGCGGCCCGGTACACGGGATCAACCTACACAATCCCAACAGCAGAGTTTCCAAACTCCTAACTTATGCTCCTAGCTCAAATCACAGGCAGCAACGTATCTGAAATTAAGACCGCTCGGGCTTGGGGTTTATTCCCTGACCCCTGCGAGCCTCGCCATTTTAAGCCGCTTGGGTTCTTGGAGGTTCGGCAATGGCTCGACCATGACAGGGCCACACAAAAGCTTGTGACGGTCCCTGCGTACATAGACGGGGGGTACGTGTACACCGTCACGGTGGCAGCAAAGTCAGAGGTGGACATTATCGAGGACAGAGCAGCCGCGTTGCGCGTAGTGAAGGCTCGCCGGGACGGGCTCTTGCGCGAGACAGACTGGGCGGAATTGCCGGGGGCACGGGCTCGGATTGGCGCAGCTCGAGCGGATGCGCTGCTGGCGTACCGACAAGCGGTGTGGGATGCGGTTGTTTCACTCGTCTCCACAGGAGGCGACCCTCGCACGTTCAACAACTGGCCGACGGCTCCGTAATTTATGGCAACCAAGACACAACAGGTCTCCGCGCGAGTTATTTCGTGTTCGTTCGCGGACTCAGGCCCCGGCCTGATCTCGGATGACTTCGTGCAATTAAGCCTCGGGGCGGGGATGTCGGTTTCTCAAGCCTACAGCAGCCTCATTCTCACCATGGGCACAACTCCGAACTCGGAGTTCCTAGCGCGAACCAAGGCGAGCGTGAGCGGGGGATACACAGCCCGGTGGCGCGAGATGATGTCTCAGCGCATAGCGAATAATGTCATGTCGGTGGAGTTGGCGGACTGGCTTGGGAGCAACCTTGCCTACTCTGTGGACGCCACAGGCCTGCTGATTACGGTGGAGATGCCGGGGCACACGTTCACCGCCACGAATATCGGGCAATTCGTTTCACTGGGGGCCATCACCGGAGCGGCTGTTGCGATGCCTGGGCGCTACGCGATCACGGCGGTGTCTGGCGACTTCGTGACGTTCTCGCCAGTGACTCCGTGTACCTGGGCGAGATCCTCGACTACGGCCACGATCACCACCCTGTCCACGTCGCTCATGGTGTTTGCGGCGCAGTCCACGGCCACCGTGTCGGCGTCCTCGGACACGTTGGCGATCGTGAATGGAGTGGTGACACTCGCGACTCAGGCCACTTCGGCCGGGGCTGGCGCCATCCACACCTTTACGTGCCTCAACGCCGGGGCCACCTCGGGCACCCTAACTCTGACCCTGACCTCTGCAGCATGGACCCCATCGGCCACGGGCACGCTTACCGTGTACGGCTGGAACGCTCACGGGATTGTCTACAATTCGATCACCGCCACTAACGGCTATTACGACACGGTTCGGAAGGGTTGGTGTTTGGGCGGAACGATCGCCACGGTTCAATCCACAACCACAGGACAAATCACACAGCTCCAGAGTGACGTGATTTATGCGGACATCTCGACAGCGGCCATCGGCAGCGGGACCGCCTACAAATTCACGTCCCGAGGAGATCGGACGGAAAACATGCCTCCGGAGGATGTCCCCCTGTATTTCTTTGTGCGGGCATTTAACGGGCCAGTAGCTCCAGCATCATCCACAACCTGCACTTGGAGCTTTGTGGTCATCGAGGAGGACACTAACGCCAAAACGTTTATCGCGGGGGCCACCCAGAACGGCGCAAACCGTGCCATGTCGGTCACCGTTTCCAATGCCCCTGCCACCACTGCGACCTCCACACAGGCGCTTTCCACCTCAGCCTCGGGGGCGAGTACGTTCCATCACGCCATTTCCGCAGCCTCCACGAACGCCACCAGCGTGAAGGCGTCAGCCGGAGCGATCTCCCTGATCACCGTTTCCAATGCGAACGCAGCGGTGCGGTATTTCAAGCTCTACAACAAGGCGTCTGCTCCGACGGTCGGCACGGATACGCCCATAATGACGGTGGCTATCCCGCCAAATGGCACGTGGACGCTGCCGTACGGTGCGCTGTTTGACCGCCTCGCAACCGGCATTGCTTACGCGCTGACGACTGGCGCAGCAGTGGCTGACACGGGGGCGGTCGCGGCTAACGAACACGCCGTTCACATTTCATACGCATAATGGACTTTATCAAATTTACCGAACATTCGCGGCACCCGCTGGCGGAAACATTAACCGGAAAGACCGGCATGGTAGTTGCCAGGGAAACCCGCGACGGAGTGCCTTGGCTTGTGGCTGAGTTCTTGGATTACGGCACGGTGTGCCTGCCAATTATGGCGTTTAAGGAGGTCACACCTGAGGAGGTGGAGGCTGAACTGGTGCAGGAGATCCATGCGGACGGGGTCGTGACGCCGGAGGAGCAATCCATGTGGGCCAAACTGAAAGCATTCCTCTTCCAATAAAATGGAGCAACTCGCCCCTCTTATCCTTCAGAACCTATCAGGGCAGGGGCTCCCCCTCCTGTTGGTGTTTGCTGCCTTGATCTATTTTTACCGGGGCAACGCCGCACTCCTCACGTCCTTCGGGCAGGAGCGCAACGCCCGGCTCGACGCTATGGACTCCCACATACAGGCGCTGGAGGCCAAGTCCAAGGAGTGCGAGGCGGACAGGGAACGCTTGTGGGAAAGATTGCTCGAACACACAACAAAACCCTAATGGACACGCGAACCGAAACAAACCTCAACACACTGCTGCCCGAGGTGCAGCCGAATTTTCGCGCCTTCATGGCAGCAGCGCAGGCTCTCGCCGCATCCAAGGGGCTAGAGTATCGGGCGATAGATGGGACTCGGGACTGGGATAAACAAGCGCGGCTTTACGCGCAGGGCCGGACGGCACCAGGGAAAATCGTGACCAATGCGCCGCCTGGTAACTCATTCCATAATTTCGGGCTCGCCATCGACTGCGGTGTTTTCCGTGGGGGGAAATACCTGGACGAGATCGAGCCAAAGACGGCGGATAAATTCCACCGGGAGGCTGGGCGTCTCGCAAAAGATCATAACCTCCGTTGGGGAGGGGATTTTAGAACAATTTACGATGCACCGCATTACGAGTTCAACACTCCGTTGACACTGACGCAGCTCAGGAACAAACGTGGAAAAGGAGAAAAGTATGTCTGATCTAACCGGAATCGGAGCGGTGGCGGATCTTGCTGGGACCGTGATTTCTAAAATATGGCCCGACAAATCCGAGCAGGAGCGGCAACAACTCGCCGCGGCGGTGTCGCTCGTTCAAGGTCAGCTCGCAATCAACCAGGCGGAGGCATCGAACCCAAACACGTTCGTCAGTGGCTGGCGTCCGGCTATTGGGTGGGTGTGCGGACTTGCGTGCGCGTGGAACTGGGTCGGGGTCTCGGTGGTCAATGCGCTGGCCGAGCTGGCTGGCCACACGCTCTCGCTTGCGCCTGCCAACACGACGGAAATGATGCCAGTGCTCCTTGGATTACTTGGTCTCGGCGGGCTCCGAACCTTCGAGAAAGTGCAGGGGGTAGCGCGAAAGTAGACGTGAGCGAAAGCAGGGCCTTGTGGGCGAGGCGTGAGCGCAAATCCGTAAATTGCTCATAATCAAACCTCATAGAAAGCTTCCCAAGCTGCATACGAGGGTTCGATTCCCTTCACCCGCTCCAGCTAATAAGTCACTGAAAGGCCCGTAATTACTCTGTAGATCAGAGGATTACGGGCCTTCTGCTTTCTGGGCTAGGTGTTGCTGGCTGTTGGTTGAGATTGCTAAAAATGGGTCTCAATTGGTGAAAATGCGTGAGCGGAATGTGAGCGCAGATTAGCCTTAAAACATGAAGATCCGACTCATCGAGCGGGAGGGGCGACGCCCCTCTTGGCAGGCCGACCTTGGGGCCATTAACGGCAAGCGATACCAGCGGTCTTTCCCCACAAAAGAGAAGGCGGAGGAATACCTCAGGGTCACTGCGGCTCAACTGAAACGGGAAGGGGAGTCGGGTGTTGGGCTGGCCTCCGCCGACCGGGTCCTGTTCGAGTCTTGGCGCGACAGGTTGGCCAGTGTGGGGGCCACTATCCAGATGGCGGGGGAGTTTTACCTTCAACATCATCCGGGGACGAAACCCGCCGTGCCGTTGCCCGAGCTGGGCGAGGCGTACATTGACGAGCTGGTCAGGCTGAAGCGCTCACAGCGATACGTGCGCCATGCCAGGGGAAACATGAGGCGGATGCTGGAGACCTTGGGTGACATTACTGCTCCCGAGATCACAAGGGACATGATCGACCGCTATGTCAGGGGGAAGCCGTCGGACGCCGCCTACACTCAAATGAACCGGAAGGTCACCGCCAGCGGCTTTCTTGGGTGGCTTCAAGCTGAGCGGCACATCTCAATCAACCCGCTTGAGGGACGATCCAACCGGCTGCGGATGCCACAGCTAAGGCCGGATGACATCCTGAGTTATTCCGCCGAGGACGTTCGCCGTCTGTTGGACGTGGCCGTGAATGGCGGGTATGCCGCCTTTAATCGCTCCACGAGGGAGTTCTACACGGCACCATACCATGATTGCCTAGGCTACATCACCGCCGCGTTGTTCTGCGGCGTTCGGCCCGAAGAGATCGCTCAAAGCGAACTTGGCCGACTTAACCTAAAGGAGAAAACCCTTCTGGTGAGCAGCCGAGCCGCCAAGACCAACAAGCCGAGGGTCATCGAATTGGAACCGGTGGCCGTTGAGTGGTTTGAGCTTTGGAAAGAATTGTGTCCGAATGCCGGAGGTCTGGTGCCTAAAAACTTCGACAGGAAATGGCGGGCGCTAAAAAAGGAGGCCGGTCTGCCGACGTTGCATGACGGTCTGCGTCATACGTTTGCCACGATGCACTACGCCGCCCACCAAAACGCGGGACAGCTCAAGGCCCTTATGGGACACAGCCAGACGGAGGATACTCTGTTTCAGCACTATCGGGCAGTTGTCACAGTGTCGGGCGAGACGGTGAATAAGCGGATGTCGATACGGTTCTGGGGGTTGACGCCCAAAAAAGTGAAATAGTGGAGTTTTTTGCCGATCTCCTATTGACAACTCTTCAGTGGAGACGGTAATTCGCGTCTCATAAGGTTGACAGCTCCTACATTTGGGGGGATTGTGTGCCCATGGCCTACAGTTCATTGACCGTGGCTAACACCTTTCTGGAACTCGCAAAAGAGGAGGGTGAAGCCCTTACTAATATGAAGTTGCAGAAGCTTGTGTATCTCGCGCACGGGTACTGTTTAGCTCTGCTTGATCGTCCGATGCTTTTAGAGCAGGTGCAGGCTTGGAAATTTGGGCCGGTTATCCCAGAGCTTTACCAGAAGCTGCGCATTTACGGAGCGGGAGGGGTTACTGATTTTATTAACGGAGGGAGTTTGGATGTCCCTCGCGCCTCAGGGGACTACGCCGTGATCAAGGCCGTGTGGAATGCATTCAAGCAATATACAGGATCACAGCTTTCCACCATGACGCACAAAGCCGGGTCGCCTTGGTCGCAGGTTTGGGCTACTGGCCCCTTTAAGGTAATCCCTGCAGAAATTATTCAGAGCCACTATAAGGCGTCTATTGAGCGTGGGGTTCGTGCAAAATCAGCGCCGATCACGTAACGCGATCCGCTGTGAGTGATATTGATATTGATGCGGTAGTTGTGGGGTCGGCTCTCGATGAGCAAAGGGTGTTAGTGTCTACTGCGGAAGAGTTACCCCTTACCGCTCAGGCTTTCGCGCTCAGTGCGGCTGATGAGAAGGCGGCACTTGAGAACGAGAAGCTAAAAATTGGAAATCTCATTCATGAAGATGAGCGCGATAGGCTAAAGAAGCTTGATGCACTTCGGCATCAGATGCTGGAAAAGCTCTTGCGGCTGGTTACGTGGTGGCTTGTGGCTGTAGGTGTGTTTCTTGGTTTATCTGCTGTGTTTGGTGTAGCGAGTGGACATTGTTTCATCTTCCACCTCTCGGACCCCGTGCTCTTGGCGTTCATTTCTTCCACGACCGTTGCTGTCCTCGGCCTTTTTCTCGTTGCGGCCAAATGGCTGTTCCCAAACGGGAAGTCGTCCGATACTGGCGCGAAGCCTTCGCCAGCTGACGCGCCCAAGTCCTAGCCGCGATCGCCCAACGAAAAACCCCCGCGTCCCGAAGAACGCAGGGGCCACCACTACAAGAGCGGATCAGCGTGAGGGGGGCAGTTTATCAACTTAGGCCTCGAGGGACAAGCTTGGCGACACGGGGAGGTACGTACATGCTACCAGCGGCGGATACACGCCTAACATGAACACTAAACACTACCTAAAAACGGCAGGCTTGGCCTCCCTTGCTTTAACTTTGGCAACTGGGTGCGCTGCTCCCCTTAACAGCGCCCAGCGCAGTGAGCTGAAAGGCTATCGCGCCAAGTCACTTGAGGTTCGCGAAAAGCACCCGGCAGCGGCTGCTGCATTGGGCATTCTGCCCGGCTTCGGATCATTCTACACCCGAGAGTACGCAACCGGAGTTTTGGACCTGCTGTTCTGGCCTGCGTCTGTGCTGTGGGATCCCGTAAATGGATACCAGAGTGCTGAATCTATCAATTACTACGCCACTAAAATGGCCGTAGAGAAGAGCTTGAAGAAGGAAACTCGCGAATTGGAGTTCCAGTTTGAATCCAACAAATTGAGCAAGGAGCAGTACATAAAACAGAAGCGAGCCGCAGAAGACAAATACGCAGCGGAGTAGCCCAACTTGCCCCCACGCCAGCCTCACTTTTATATAGTGAGGCTGGTTAGCCTCATTCTCTGCACCACCACAACGCCAGCGCCTTGAATGCAAAATGATGTGTTTTGCATGTTTTTTGTTGAGGTGACATGTCACCTAGTCTTATACCTAACGCATGCCAAACAAGCGAGGCGATGGGCGGCTAAACTTGCAGTCTTGGGTTGACGCCCAACTGGGAGAGGCATTTAAGGCCCAAGCAAAATCTGAGGGAGTTCACCAAAATGAGCTCCTTACCCGAATCTTGGAAAGTTACCTAAAACAACAAAATGAAGCCAAAAACCCAAATTCAAGCGAGAGTCCACAGCGACCTAGTGATGAGGATTGACTCAAGCGCCGACGCAAATCACAGGAGCCGAACCGGGGAGATTGAAGCCGCGCTGGAGTGGTATTTCAAAAGCGGAGCAAGCGGGAGCGCTGCTTCATTTGCTGGGGTGGCATGCCACCAGCAATCCGGTTCGTTTGCCGAGGTGGCATGTCACCCGCAATCCAACTAACACAATGGGAATTCAAGAAACACAGGCAGGGTTAGGGCTCGCAGCCGTCCGGGTCTGTTTCTGGGACAAAGTCCAAGGCCTTTTGGCGGTGCTCCAGAAGCAGCTCGACCAACTCAGGAACCTCGTCTCGATGCAGTATCACAACGCCCTCTTCATCAGCGTCAAAGCGGACTTGCTTAATGCACACGTGTCCACGTTGTCCGATATAAACCTCCGCTCCATATCTGGGCTCAATGGTACTCATAAGCAAAATACTATTAGGGTTAATTATTACTACAAAAACGGGATGGTTCATTTTGCGATGGATCGCAAGACGCCACATCCGCGCGGCAAATCAATAGGCGGGTTCTTGCCAAGTCTGGAAGCCGTGAAGGGGAGTGTCGCGTCGTACCTTGGCACGCAAGACTTCACCTTGGTCCACGCCAAAGCCAACTAACACAATGGGAACAATGGATACGCATACGGATGAACGGGGGTGGCAACAGCGGTTCGACGAGTGGGAGCACGACAAGGCGCGGCTCCCGAAAGTCTTAAGAGATTCGGCTAACGATTTTGCTAGGATGTTTGGAAAAGAGAACGAGTGCGGACGATTTTACGCGCTGTTTTGTCCGAACAAGATAGCTGCGGCTATCGCGCAGGAGTCGAGGCGGAGGGTGCGGCAGAAGAGGCTTGTGGCGCTTCTTTTATTGTTGGCTTTGCTGGCTGCTTGGCTGCTGAATTCAAGTGGCTTGTTAGCGCTATTAACATCCCGGTATAGGCTGGGATAGTGGCCCATAGAAACTTAAGGCGCTCGCTTATAGTTTTCTGCTTTTCCTTAATAATACGCAGAAAAATTAACCTCTCCTTTTCGCACTCTTCCTTAATCTCGCCTAGAAGCGCCTTTGTTTCCCTAAGCGACTTATTCACAAGGTAAAGTTCTATGGTGCTTTCTTTCCATAGGTGCCGGTGAAGGTCTTCGGGAGCGGTATCCCTACAGCAAGGGTTTTTTGAAGCGGGTAAGTTTTGATCACACATTCACCAAAACAATCACAACACAATGACACTCACCACACTACTCATCGGCGCATCCCTCAGTCTGGCTATCTGCTCGGTGGGATGCTGGATCACGGCCCGATCCGCTCACCGGAAGGGCTTTCACGACGGCGCGCGGGCGGCTGCTGCTGCGCACTTGTTCACACTTCACCGGCCCCTCGATGACGAGGAGCCAAACGGCCTGAACTGACCATGAAGCTCTACACCGTTGCCGAAGCTGCACAGATCCTTGGCGTGTCCAACTTCACGCTCAACCAGTGGCGGCGGAAAGGCCGCATCGGATGCGTAGAGAACGGCCCCGGCTACATCCGATTCACGCAAGCCCACCTCGACGCCTTCGTGAAGGCGAACACCCGCGCCGCTCGGTAGCGGGCCGCTAATCCAACCGGCGAAAGCCAACAAGGCACGAACTATGCCCAAATCACCCAAGCAGATCGTTGCGGTCCGCATGTGCTACGACACCCACCAGCTCATGTTGGCGTACCTCCCACGACTCCAGCCGACCCTAACCATGGGCGGGCTGATTGAGCGTCTCGAACAGCACCTCCTCAAGGCCGACCCGGAAGGCGTCGCAGAGGTGTGCGCCGAGAACGGCTGGCCAGTGCCGGACTTCATGTCCGCCCCTGAGGAACCCAAACGCAAGCCGCTCCCATTCGGGCTAACGGCCCCCGTCATTTCGCAGAAACCCAAACACACACACAAATGAACACCGAACAAATCCCCGAAAAGGGGCAGGTCTTACAAGCCATCGACAACCTGATTATCGAGACCATCAAGCGTGATGGCCAAACCGTGTACTCGCTAGCGTCGATCCGCTCAGTATTCCCCGGGATGCAGGAGGTGGCCAAGTGAGCTGCCCAGAACTCGAGCGCCTTGAATCCGAGGCGAAGGTATTGCGCCAGCGAATCCGACAGCTTGAGCGCTCGATCGCCGTTGAAATAGAGAGCAGCCAAGCCAAGGAGGAGGCGCTCAAGATTGCGGATCACCTAGTCTCCGAGCTGGGAACCAGCCGCAACGACGTGCTCGCGTACATCGACAGGAGGCAGCGGTGACGCTCGAACTCCCTTGGCCGCCATCGGTCAACCACTACTGGCGGCACATCACAAAAGGGCCAATGGCGGGCCGTGTTTTGATCTCTAAAAAAGGCCGCGAGTATCGGGCGGCAGTCATTCGGTTAATCGCCGGGCTCCCACACATCCCGACGATGAAGGGGCGGCTCATGGTCGCCATGACGGCATACGTGCCAGACCTCCGGGGCCGAGACCTCGACAACATCCCAAAGGCGATCTTTGACGCCCTAACCCACGCCGGAGTTTACGCGGACGACCGGCAAATAGACCGCCTCTGGATAGAGCGCGGAGCCGTCACCAAGGGCGGAAAAGTAGTCCTAACAATCACGCAGTTAACACAATGAACCAATTAGCACTAAACACACCAATCATCCCGTTTGACGACATCGAACGCATGGCAAACGTCATTGCCAAGAGTCAGTTGTTCGGGGTCAAAAACAAGGACCACGCTCTGGCCCTAATGCTGATCTCCCAGGCGGAAGGCAGGCATCCAGCAATCGCGGCACGGGACTATCACCTGATCGAAGGGCGGGCAACGCTCACCTCGGACGCCATGCTGGCTCGATTCCAGCAGGCTGGCGGAAAAGTCGAATGGCCTGAGCTTTCAGATACCCGCGTTGCCGGAATCTTCTCCCATGCGAAGGGGGGCAAAGTTGAAATCGTTTGGACGATGGAAATGGCAGCTCGTGCCGGGTTGAGTACCAAGGCGCAACGAGACGGGAAGCCGAACATGTACCACAAGTTCCCCCGGCAGATGCTGCGGTCTCGCGTGGTTTCTGAAGGCATCCGGACGGTGTTTCCAGGAGTCATCGTCGGCACCTACACCCCAGAAGAGGCCTATGACATGGAGCCTGTTCGAGTGGTTGCAATCCCACGGGAGACCGATTCCAAAGCGAACGAGGTCCCCCTTTCGGAGATATTTGATGTCCCCGACCCCCTGTGTCTCCCGGAGTCATCCGACATTGACCCACACATAGAGGCTCAGCGTCCGGCGCATCACCTCGACTCAGTTTTTGAGGGGCGAGACATCGCGACCATCAGCGCATTCCTGATTTCAAAAAAGGAAATCACCGAGGGGCAAACGTACCGCGACCTATCGCCAACATTCTCCCAGTTCATCGCAGACAACCAAGACCGCTTCTTTCAAGCCGTCGCAAAACACGCAGCAACCACCGCAGACTAAATGAAAATCACAATTCAACCCCCATTCGGAAAGGGCAACCTCCCAGAGCCTGGACAATACAAGGCCCGGATAGTTAAGACCGAAGACAAGATTGCCAAGTCCGGCAAAGACATGGTGGTGCTTCATCTGGAGGTGTCGCCCGAGAAGAGCCTCACGCAGCACTACCTTGTGACGGTCCTCGATGATAACGGGGAGCCCAATAAGTCCACGATGGCTAATTACAGCGACATCCTTCGCGCTGTTGGTGCCAAGATTGAAGTCGGGCAAGAGGTCAATGTCAGCTCAAAGACCTTCCTCGGTCGTGAAGCTGTCGTGACCCTCGGTTATGACGACGACGACACCGAGAAGAAGTTCTTCAAGGTTATCGTCTGGCATGACGCCGCTTCAATCCCGGCCCCGAAGCCTGCGGCTTTGGTTCCAAAAGCGATTGCGCCAAGCGTCCTCCCTCATGATGTGGGCGGGAATGACATTGATGGCGACGACATCCCGTTTTAATGGACGCTCCACTCACATTGACCGGAGACGGGTACGGACTCCAGATTAGCGCCGAAGCGCAGCAGATTAAGGATGCGTTACTTGATGCTTCCTCAGCCATAAAGGCAGTTACGTCAGAGGACGAGGCGACCGTTGCGAGAGCGCAAAAGAAGGAACTGGCCAAGTTCCGGACCACCTTGGAGAAGTCACGGAAGGCCGTGAAGGAGCCATTTGAGACTGGCGGGAAGCGAGTCGATAAGATGGCCAAGGAGTTCGGGCTGGAAGCAGTTCTTGAGGAAGACCGGCTGGAAGGTTTGATCGTCAAGTTTGCCGAGAAGGAAGCCGCCAGGCATCGCGCCGCTGCTGAACTGGCCCGTAAGGAAGCTGAGGAGATGAGGATCAAAGCCGAGGCGGCTCAGCGGCAAATTGAAGAGCTTGAGAAGCAGGCGGCGGCGGCAAGGCTGTTTGCTGAGCAGGGGCCAACGGTGGCTGAAGTGCAGGCTCAAAAGACCATCGAGGCCATCGCTCTCCACAAGGCGGACATAGCCGAGCGGGTCAGTGTGGTCATCGACGCGAAGCCTCCGACTACCGGGACTAAGATGGAATGGGATTATGAGGTCGAAGACTTGGCAAAGCTTCACTCGTACTTCCCGGAGTTCGTAGAGCTGACAGCGCGGAGATCGGCCATCCTGCAGTATATCCGATCCCAGCCTCAGCAGCTCCCCGGCCTTCGGGTGTTTGAAAAGGTGGTTCTGAAGTGAGCCAACCCGAAACGCCATCCCAGACAAACCGGCGGCTCCTCGATGAGATATGCGAGCAGGAGAAGGAGCTGGAAACGCTCCGGATAAAAATAGCTCAGCTCGAAACTGAACTCGAACAAGCGCACCGGCGACTCGCTGGCGCTTAACCAACAACGAGGGGCGCGACTCGATCAACGCGCAATCTATTTATGAGCACCTTAAATATACAGGAACTCCAGCAGGATAACGAAACACTGCGGCTCAACCTAGTGAAGGCTCTTACTCTACTGGAAGCAGCCAATAAACACAACCGCGCTATGCGGACAACGGACGCAGTAGGCCAGATGATAGCCGCGGAAAACTACGCCGTATTTATGGGGATGGTGGAGAAATTCAAGCAGGAGGCGGCAACGTGAGTAAGTGCATTCAGTGCAACGGCACGGCCACTCCTCAGGTCTTCGTTTCTAAACGTGTTGGCACAAAGATAAACAGCCGCCGGTACCGCTATTTGCAGTGTGATGCTTGCAAAATTGAATGGGTGGAGAAGAAGGAGGTGGCGAAGTGAGTAAATGGAAGCCAATCGCAGAGCAGGAAGGTGATAAACACCTTGAGGATTACCAGAGTCACATTGTTAGCTGCCTTCGGCAGCTACACACCGCTGTACTCAATTCCGAACGCGAGCTATCCAAAGCCACTGCCGAACGTGATAGGGCCGTAGAGGCCCTACAAGGCATGTGTGACCAGTATCTGGAGGATGGCACAACCAAAGATGGCAGGCCGATGTATTACCACTGCTTTATGTCTGCCGGGGAGCATGCGCTAGATGTATTATTGGAGCTTGGGAAAATTGATAGAGATCAATCAAGAACCGCACTGGGAGAATAAATGAGCGAGTTCACTCCAGCCGATGCGGATAACTCCGGGTATGGCGCGCGCCACTTCACCGGACTAAAGCGAGCGCTCATACTTTGGGAGATACGCCAAGAGCCCGCGCTCGCTAAGCCGTCGCCCTTCCTGCGTAAGGGGCGTAAGGGGCGTCCACCATTCCGAACGCAGGCCGAAAAGCAGGAGGCCAAACGCGTGAGACAGAAACGATGGTTGGCTAAAAAGAAACAATGAGCCCGCTACGACAGAAGATGCAGGCGTGGGTGGATGAGCTTATCCAGATAAGCGATGTCGTTCTACTGCGGGACACTGAAGCGGATTTATTCAGCGGCTATGAGAAGGCCTTAGAGAAAGCTAGGCAGAGGCAACGCGAGATAAAAGAGGAGGTACGAAAGCACCTTCTTTTCGAGTCTATGAAGTCAACTGTTGGAGGTTCCGAATGAACTACGTTCCTTGGCATATTGGTGATTACAAGTCAGCGACAGCTCACCTCTCGAACGAGGAGGATATTGCATACCGGCGATTGCTCGAAATGTACTACGACACCGAGATGCCGATTCCGGCTGATTACATTGGACTGGCCCGGCGATTGCGCGTGGATCTCGCGGCGCTGGATGTTGTCCTGGGCGACTTCTTCACGCTTGGGCCAGATGGGTTCCGCAACGGAAGGGCGGACGAGGAGATCGCGCTATACCACGAAAAGAAGGCCATCGCAGAGAGGGCAGGGAAGGCGTCAGGCGTAGCGAGAAGGAACGGACGTTCAACGACCGTTCAACGACCGTTCAACGGACGCTCAACGGAAACGAACGACCGTTCAACGGACGTTCAACGGAAAGGCGATTCCGTTCAACCAACCAAGAACCAAGAACCAAGAACCAAGAACCACTCTCCTGAACCAGTTGGTTCAGGGAGTGCAGAGGGATCGCCTTCGGCTCTCGTCGCGGTTCCCGCTCCGTCACAGGCTCCCGCAAAACCGAAGCAGGCGTGTCGGCTCCCGGAGCAGTGGGGGCCAACCGACCGGCACAGAGCGCTAGCGGCCGAGACCGGCAAAGACCTCGATGCAGCAGCAGGCCGGTTTAGGAATCACCACAAGGCCAAGGGCAGTAGGTTTTTAGATTGGGATTTGGCGTTTTCAAACTGGCTCTCTGAGCGGTTCGCCAGAGACCCGCAGCGGCCGCTCATTCCGGTCAATACGCAGCTCGTGGACTACGGCCAAGGAGGCGCATTATGATTCAGCTAAACAGCTTAGGCCAAGAGGCGGCAAGCTGTGAGGATTGCGGCGCTGAGTTCACTCGGCTGTTCCTTGTTGGATTTGCCGGATTCTGCACCCGTAGATGCGCCGTCTGCTGTGGTCTATGGGAAGCGAGGGAAGAGGCGGCAAGAACGGGCAGGCAAGTGGCAAGGATCGTGGATTCTGAACCGGAGCTGACCCGCAAATTTGGGTTCCCTCCTCGGTACCTCGAATGTTCGTTTGCGAATTTCGACCCAGGCACGCCCAACAAAGCCGCGACTCTCGCAGCGGCTCGCAAGTGGGTGGCTGCGATCAAGGCGAGCCCGTCGGGCGCTGGGAATCGCCTGCTTATCGGCTCGGTTGGCGCTGGGAAAACACACCTAGCGGTTGCTATAGGGAGGGCCGTTGCTGAGGCTGGTATCGCGGTAAAGTTTGGCAAACTGGCGTCGCTTATGGCCGAGGTTAAAGCGGGCGCTTTGGATGATACTAGCGACGGGGAGGCGCGGGTTATTGCGCAGTTAAGCAAGGTGCCATTACTGATAATAGATGAGGTATTTCCTCAGGCCGTTTCAGAGAAAATGTGGCCGCGCTTATTTGAGATATTAGACAATCGTTGGGATAACATGAAGCCAACGCTTATGACGACAAACTTATCCCGTGAAGGACTTGCGCAGTTTCTAACCGAGAGGCTGGTTTCGAGACTCACCGGTCCGGAGACTGTCTTGGTATGCGATGGGGTGGACTTCAGAAAACATGCAGACGCAAAATAACGTCATGACACCGGAACAAATCGCAGAGGCGTTGGCTGAATTTCAACGCACCGGCCACATCACAAACGCGCCAGCTGGAGATCCGTCGGTCGTGCGCGCTGCTGCTGCATTACGCTACACGCTCAACGTCCCGGCAGACGGGTCCGGCGTGGACATGGGCCGCCATCAGTCGGACCAGGCACCGGAATGTGTCGTCCCGGAAACGCCAAAGACGAAGCCTTCCAAGGCTCGGACGCGCAAGACGTAAAGGTTCTGGGTTCACTCCCGAAGCGTGAGAGCGGAAAATAGGCGTCTCTCACACTATGTTCGCTTCACTCAAGCTAGCTGTCGGCGAGGAGCTCCACGCTCTTCGGGAAAAGTCGGAGTCCATCGAAGTTGCCGTAGAGCACGCATTTGAGCACGCCACCATCCACGGTATAGTTGCTTCAATCTGGAACGCGCAGGGGACACTCGCACAGAAGCTCCACGCGATCTACCGAGCGGGCCACGCCCAAGGTGATGCCGATCGGTTGGCCAAAACTGTCGAAGCGCCGGGGGATGAGGATCTCGCCGCAAAAGAAGAGGCCCTGTTTCAGCGGCTCTTGGCGCGGGCTAAGGACAACGTGAAGCCAGAGCAAGCGCTCTCCATTGTTCCCCCCGAACCCGTAACGGACACACCCGAGGCGGTCCAGCCAACGGCTCAGGGTGCAGAGTAAACCATGGCCAAGGCCAAACCAAAGCGTGCAAAGAAACCCACTGGTCAGTGTAGCAGATATACCCGGGCGCTGGCTCGCGACATTTGTCTGCAAATTGCCAAGGGTGCTTCATTGCGTGCTGTTTGCGCTCAGGATGGGTTCCCTCCGCACAACACAGTGCTCGAATGGGTGCAACGTGATCAATGTGGCTTTGCCGACCAATACGCGCGTGCGTGCGAAACTCGCACTCGTTTGTGGGCGGAGGACATCATGGAGATCGCGGATTCGGGGCACGATCTGGACCGAGACAAGGAGCGGATCAGTGCGCGCAAATGGATGCTCTCCAAGATGCTTCCCAAACAATACGGCGACAAAGTGGGCGTCGAACACTCGGGGGCGGTTGGGTTGAGCGTAACGATTGTCCGGAGGCCGCAATGATTACCGCCGTCGAGTATATGGCACCGGGTCCGGTGTCTGAGGATTTCCTGTTCGATGACTCGTTCTTCCGCGGGCTCATGGGGCCGTTCGGATCGGGCAAGTCCACCGCGTGCATTTTTGAGATTTTGCGCCGCGCACAGGAGCAGCGGAAAGGCTCCGATGGCAAGCGTCGGTCTCGTTGGGCCGTGATCAGGAACACGTACCCAGAGCTGCGCACGACCACCATCAAGAGCTGGCACCAGTGGGTGTCTCCTCAGTTGGGCCGGTGGGTGGATGCTGGTCCGCCGATGCACCACATCCAAACGGATGACATCGATCTGGAGGTGATCTTTCTTGCGCTGGATCGGCCCCAGGACATCGCAAAGCTGTTGTCCATGGAGTTGACCGGTGCCTGGATCAATGAGGCTCGCGAGATTCCGAAGGCTGTTTTGGACGGATTGACGGGCCGCGTTGGCCGGTATCCGTCTGTGCTCATGGGGGGGACTGAGTGGAGCGGCATCATTGCCGACACTAACCCACCCGATAACGACCACTGGTGGTACAAGCTGGCCGAGGAACAAAAGCCGAAGGGGTGGCGTTTCTTCAAGCAGCCTGGGGGATTAGATCCCGCTGCCGAGAACAAGGACCATCTGCCGGCCGACTACTACGAGCGACAGGTGGCTGGCAAAGATCCCGACTGGGTGAAGGTCTACGTTCACGGCGAGTATGGGTTCGTGCGTGACGGAAAGCCGGTCTATCCGGAGTTCAAGGACAGCCTGCACGTTCGGGAGTTCGACCTCATCAAGGGCCTGCCGATCTACGTTGGAATCGATTTCGGGCTGACCCCTGCGGCCACGTTCGCGCAGAAGTCTGCTATGGGACAGTGGCGTGTGTTCAGCGAGCTGGCCACCGAGGATATGGGCGCCGTGAGGTTTGCCGAGATGCTGATGGGCGTGATGTCCGATCGGTACGCTGGCTATTCGTTTGCCAAGGTCACGGGCGATCCTGCTGGGGATACCAGGGCACAGACCGACGAGGTGACGCCGTTCCAGATCCTGCGCTCACGTGGGATTCCCGCCAATCCAGCGGCAACCAATGATTTCAACAAACGCCGCGAGTCCGTGGCTGTGGCCTGTTCGAGGCTCATCGACGGCGAGCCGGGGTTGATCGTGCATCCGCAGTGCCAGCTGCTCCGCAAGGCGATGGCTGGCGGCTACGCATACAAGCGCGTGCAGGTCAGTGGAGAGGAGAAGTTCCGCGATGTGCCCGACAAGAACCACTACTCGCACGTAGCTGAGTCGCTCCAGTACCTGCTCGTGGGAGGAGGGGAGGCCAACGCGCTGATTCGCAGAATCAACCGGCAGCACAACAACAGACCGCAATACGCGGCAATGGACTAACATTATGGGATTTGGATCTAAATCGGAACCGCCACCACCACCGCCACCACCACCCGCGCCAGCCGTTGCTCCGACTGTTGACGTGGCCAAGGCGCGTGTTGCCAATCAGGACGCACAGAATGCGGCCAAGGGCAGGGCCGCAACCATGCTGACTGGAGCGAAGGGCGACATGACCGCACCGTCCACGTCACTCAAAACCTTACTGGGAGCCTAACATGGAAGGGAGCGACATCATCCGGCGGTTCGACGTCATGCAGGCTGACCGAGCGATCTGGGAGGCCCACTGGCGCGAGGTTGCTCAGGTTGTGCTCCCTCGCAGTGACTGGTTCCGAGGGTCGGCGCGTGTGAGTGGAGACAAGCACACCGAGAAGCTATTTGATTCAACCGCCCCGCTTGCGCTGGAGCGGTTTTCTGCGGCCATCGAGTCAATGGTCACGCCGCGGACTCAGCGTTGGCACGGGTTGCGGCCGCGCAATACCGAGATTGCCGAGGTGCAGGAGGTCAAAGTGTGGTGTGACCAGGCTGTGGAGATCATGTTCAAGGCCCGGTATTCACCCCGGGCCAATTTCGCGTCCCAAGCAAATGACGTGTACACCTCGCTCGGAGCCTTCGGGACCGGTGGCGTGTTCGTCGATGAGTTGCCTGGGCAGGGTATCCGGTATCGGTCGGTGCATTTATCCGAGTTGTGTATCGCTGAAGACCACCAAGGCGTTGTCGACACCGTGATGCGCAAGATGATCATGACGGCCCGGCAAGCGGTGCAGCGCTTTGGGGCGGATGTTCTCAGCGACAAGATCAACCAGGACGCCGAGAAGACGCCCGAGGCGCAGCATGAGTTCATTCATGCGGTGTTCCCGAATGCTGAGCAAAAGTCGGATCGGCGCGACTACAAGGGCATGGCGGTGGCGTCCTGTTACGTCGAGGCCCAGACCAAACAGATCGTGAGCCGCGGTGGGTATCGCCGGTTCCCGTATGCTGTGAGCCGGTACATGACCGGACCGAAGGAGATTTACGGACGCTCCCCGGCAATGACGGTGCTGGCCGAGATCAAGATGGCGAATGAGATGTCCAAGACCATCATTCGTGCAGGGCAAATGACGGTCAACCCGCCCATCTTGCTTCAGGAGGACGGTGCGCTCACCGCATTCAACCACCGTGCTGGTGCGCTGAATTTCGGGGGATTGGATGATCAGGGCCGGCCGATGGCTGTCCCGTTCAACACCGGGGCGCGTGTGGATATTGGAGAGGATATGGTCGAGCGCCGGCGCCGGGCGATCAATGACGCGTTCCTCGTCACGCTGTTCCAGATCCTTGTGGAATCGCCAGCAATGACGGCCACCGAGGCGATGCTTCGCGCACAGGAAAAGGGCGCGCTGTTGGCCCCAACGATGGGCCGGATTCAGTCCGAGTTCCTTGGGCCGCTCATCGAGCGCGAACTAGACATCCTGTATCACGCCGGAATGCTGCCGCCGATGCCTGACGTGCTGGTGGAGAATGGCGGGCTTCTTGATGTGGAATACGTCTCGCCACTGAACCGCGCACAACGGGCAGAGGAAGGCGTCGCGATCATGCGCACGCTCGAATCGATGACCCCGCTTGCGCAGGTCGATCCCACGGTGATGGATCTGTTCATCCCGGAGGACATCGGCCGCCAGTTGGCAGAGATCAACGGAATGCCGAGTAAGCTGCTCCGCACAAAAGAGCAGATGGACGCACTCAAAGGCCAGCGGGCACAGGCCGCACAGGCTCAGCAACTCATGGCGGCGGCTCCTGTCGTATCCGAGAGCATGAGAAACATGGCGCAGGCTCAGGCATTGGCCGCGTCGGCACCCAATCAACAGGCCGCAAACATCTTCGCGGGAGGTGGCCAATGATCGGTAAACTCTGGTCCAAGATATTCCGGCGTCGCAACGCATACCGGATGCTGTTCCTCGATGGGGACGGCCACCCCAACCCGGTTGCCGAGACTGTCCTGGCTGACCTCAAACGCTTCTGCAAGGCGCAGACCAGCACGGTCTACGTGTCGCCGGTCTCCAGAACCATTGACCCTATCGCCATGGCTATGGCCGAGGGTCGCCGTGAGGTCTGGAACCGCATCCAGTCCTATCTCCAGATTTCAGACAAGGAGATCGCGCAGCTTCAAGAACCCTCGGACGAATAATTTCCCCACTACCACACACCACTAAAACCACATGAGTACAGCAGCAGCATTGTTAACCGAAGCAGCCCCATCAGCAGTAACACCAACCGCACCTGATGGAGGTGCAGCCGATCCCGTAATCGCGGCAGCCGTCGCGCCAGCAGCCCCAGCATCTACCGGCAAATGGTATGACGGGATGCAGGACGCGGAGTTGAAAGGCTACGTCGAGAACAAGGGGTGGAAGACGCCCGAGGATGCCATGGCCAGCTACCGCGGGCTTGAGAGGCTTGTGGGCGTGGACAAGATCCCGATGCCCAAAGGTGACGACGACAAGGAAGGGTATGAGCGCGTGTATGCGGCTCTCGGTCGGCCGGCCAAGGCTGAGGATTACAAGCTGCCGGTTCCGGATGGCATGGACCGCACGTTCGCGTCTCAAGCCGAAGCCAAGTTCCACGAGCTGGGGCTGTCGGCAAAGCAGGCTTCCGCGTTGGCAGAGTGGAACAATGAGTTCCTCGCCACACAGATGAAAGGACAGCAGGAGAGCGCCGCACTCCAGACCGAGCAGGACGTCACCGCGCTGAAGCGTGAGTGGGGCCCCGCTGCGTTCGATGAGAACATCGCGCTCGGGCGCAAGGCAGCTCAGGAATTCGAGATCACGCCACACATCGACAAGCTCGAACAGGCGCTCGGAACCAAGGCCACGTTGGAGCTTCTAAGCCGGATTGGCCGTGGATTGACCGAGCACACATTCGAGGGCGGCAAGACTACTGCCGGGTTCGGCATGACTCCGGAAGCCGCGAAGGCCGAGATTGCGCAGCTTCAAGGCTCGCTTTCCAAGCCCGGCGACAAGGAGTTCATGGCCTTGTACCTCGCGGGCGACTCCAAGGCTCTGGCACGGATGGAGCGGCTCCAAAAGATCGCGTACGGCCAATAATGTTGGCGGGAAAAGCGGTGAAGGAATAAATTAGCGTCTCAAGCAGACGCCACTCCGCAAGGAGACAGCTTTTGGATAACGCCCAAACGGGTGCCCGAAACGTGCGCAGCTTCCGGCCCGTTCTTCGAGCGACAAGCCAGCAAACCTAACCCGTTCGGCTTAATTCAATTCTCTCTCCTTAATTTATGTCCTTCTCCGCTCCCGTAGCGTTCGTGCAGCAGTATAGCACGAACGTCTCGATGCTCCTGCAACAGCAGGGTTCCCGTTTGCGGTCAGCCGTCCAAGTTCAAGCCTTCACCGGCAAGGCGGCGTCCGTAGTTGAACAGTTCGGTGCCGTCACGCCTTCGCGTAATCTGCCCCGTCACGCTGACACTCCTCTCATCTCCACTCCGCAAGATAAGCGGTGGGCTTACCCGGCCGATTACGACTGGGCTGACCTCATCGACGATCAAGATCGCTTGCGCGAGTTGATTGATCCCACCAGTCCGTTCGTTAAAGCCGGGGCCAATGGTCTCGGCCGCGCGATGGATGACGAGATCATCCAGGGGATCTTTAACTCCAACTTCACGGGAGAGAATGGCACCACGGCCACCGGGCTTCTGTCCGCGTTCGGCTCTGGTTCCCAGGCTGTCGCGTCTACCGTTGGGGCCTCGTCTGCCACTGGCTTGAATGTCTCCAAGCTGATTGCAGCCAAAGAGATTCTGATGAACGCAGACATCGACTTGGACAACGACCAGTTGTTCTGTGCGATCACTGCGCGGCAGCACACCCAGCTGCTCAAGGATTCGCAGATCAACTCCACGGACTACAACGATCACCCCGTTCTGGTTAATGGGATGATTCGCTCATTCCTTGGGTTCAACTTCATCCACACTCAACGCATTCCCGGGGGGCCAAACTTTAACGTAGCCATCAATCCGGCTGTGACTGGTTACACGACTGGCTCGCAGTGGATGGTGCCGTTTTGGGCCAAGTCGGGCGTATGCCTTGGTATGTGGAATGACATCAAGACCTCTGTGGACCGTCGCCCTGACAAGCGCAACTCCATGCAGGTTTATGTCACCGGAACCTTCGGAGCGACTCGCCTGGAGGAGCGTCGCACAGGGTTCATCACCTGCGTCTAATCGGAAACCTGAGGACCATTTATGCCTGACTATCTCTCAAACGAACTCGCCGGAACTACCACCGGCCTCACCCAGGCGGCAGCTGTCGCCTCTGGTCATCGCCCTGCTGCGAGCGTGTATGGCGCGCGGGTTAAATCCATCCGCGCCACCATCAACCTGGCTGCGCAAACCACGTCGGACAAGCTCGTCCTGGGCGTCCTTCCAGCGGGGGCAACCCTGCTGTTTGGGGTGCTTGCGTCAACGGTGTCTTTGGGCTCTTCGACGCTCGCTATCGGGATCACCGGGACAACCGGAAAGTACCGCACGGCAGCGGTGTTCACTGCCACCGACACGCCGACCTTGTTCGGGAATGCTGCTGCCCTTGGCGCGGCTGCCGCACTGGCGGCTGATGAAACCGTGATTGGCACAATCGCCGCGGCCACGCTTCCCGGATCGGGAACGCTGGTTGTGGATCTGGTGTACGTCGCGGCCAACTAAACCATTGGTGTAGTGTGTAAAGGGAAGGGCGGGGTTTACTCGAAAGGGTGGGCCCCGCCTGACTCGCAACTGGAAATCTTATGCCTGACAAGTATTACGGAATTAACACTGGCTCAGCGAAGGACACCGTTACGGAGGGAGCGACAACCACCTCGAAAGATGTTGAGGTCACGCTAACCGTATCAACGGTGCCCTCGAAGCAGGACCTTGTGAACAGCGTCCTGAAGCTCCTCGACCACATCATTCAGTCACCGTCCCCGGTCTAATCGTATGCCGAACTGTAAAGTTGATGGCGGCACGTATCCGCTGCTTGTGGCTGGGTCTGCAACAGGGGCATGGGTCCCGATTAACGGGGGCGAATACGCGTTCCTGTTGGATGCCTCAACCAACACCGGCACCTTGTCGCTTCAAATGAAGTCGCCGTCTGGCGCCGGAATTGATGTGCAAGTGTTCTCGGGGTCGTTTGTCCGCACCATGGGCGTGGCGTTTGCCCAAGTGCAGATCGATCTCCCGGCCTGCGACGTGCGAGTGGCACTGACTGGCGGGACATGCACCAACGTTAACGCTTACCTCCAAGGCTGCGGCTAATATGGCCACCAGCGTCACGGCTGTTTGCAATCGTGCGCTCTCTAAGCTCGGGTCGGCTCGTATCGTGGACATCACCCAGGATACGAAGCAGGCCCGAGCTTTAAGCGCGTCGTTCGATCTCACTCGGGATCTTGTGTTGCGCTCCCACCGATGGACCTTTGCGCTCAAACGCACCACCCTGGCGGCAAGCGCCGAGGTGCCCGCGTTCGGGTTCTCGCTTCAGTACGTGCTTCCCTCGGACTTCCTCCAGGTGGATCAGGTTAATGATCGGTTCCCGCTGGTGAACCGGGATGCGTACGTCGGCAAAGAGCTGGTGGATTACGCTATCGAGGGAAACTTGCTCCTCACGAATTTCCCTGCGCCCCTCTCGCTGCGGTACATTGCGAGCATCACAGACCCCACGCTTTGGGATGTGTCGTTCGCTGAGGTGCTGGCGTGCAAGCTCGCGGTGGAGTTGTGCGAGGAACTGACCCAGAGCAACGAAAAGCGGCAGATGGCCCAACAGGAGTACCGCATGGCGCTCTCTATGGCCCTTCGCTCTAACGCCGTGCAACGGATACCAATGTTGCCTCCGGACGGTGAGTGGATGAATTCGCGTCTATGAAGGTTTCCCCCGTCAAATCGAGCTTCAACACGGGGGAGGTTTCGCCGCTTCTCTATGGGCGCACCGACATTGCGAAGTACCAAAACGGGTGCTTTGAGCTCACCAATTTTATTCCCACGGTGCAGGGCCCCGCTCGTCGGCGTCCAGGCACGCGTTACGTGGAGGACGTCAAAGACCCGTCCCAGCGCACGTGGCTTGCCAAGTTCGAGTTTAACACTTCGCAGGCGTACGTACTGGAGTTTGGGCACCAGTACATTCGATTTTATACGCAGGGCGGGCAGCTGCTGGACACAGGGGTGCCTGTGGAGGTGGCAACGCCCTACACGAGCGCATCACTGACGACGGCTGACGGCACGTTTGCCTTGGATATGGTTCAGAGCGGGGACGTGCTTTATGTCGTCCATCCCTCATACCCGCCGTACAAGCTCCAGCGGTTCAGCAACACCAGTTGGACGTTCACTCAGATCGCTTTCACCAACGGCCCCTTCGTCACAGAGAACACGGATCGAACTGTCCAATTTTACGCAACAGGGAGCACCGGGTCAGTCACGATCTATGGAGTCCCGGGGCTAACCTCGGGCGGGGTTTATCCTAAATTTGCCACGGGAACCTACTTGCGGTTGGCCGTGCAAGACTTGAGCGCAATCAAGCCATGGGGGGCAGGGCAGGAGATTGCCGCGGATGGGAACGTGCCCAACCCGCTGGGTATTTACCGGCGCTCTGATGGAAAGACGTACATCTGCAAGACCAATGAAACCTGCGGGACTGGGAAAACAATGCAGTGCGGAGGGGATACGCCAACGCACACTTATGGGACGCAGTCGGATGGCGGAGGGCGCGCTGTCTCGGGAACGATCGTCCAGCGCCAAGGCGTGGATTGGGAATTTTTGGATGAAGGGTGGGGGTATGTGCTTATTACTGGGAATACGACCGCCACGGCTGGAACTGTTGGCGCGATAACCAATGGAAGCGCGGCGGTTGTCTGTGGTGGCTCGTCGCAGCTGCGCGAGGGGGATAATCTTTCTGGGACAGACATTCAGCCCGGAACGCAGGTTGCCAGCGTTACGGATGGGGCTGGCTTTATTATGACGCTCCCAGCCACAGCGACGAATGCGACTGCGGCGATCACCTATTCTCGGACAACGATCACCGGCACAGTCCAGGGATCGACCGCCCTTCCGTTCGCTTTAGTTGAGCAGACTCAGAATGGCTCGGTGACGTCGGCAAGCGCGGTGGTCACGGGGTTGTCGAGCACCGCGAATCTTTTCATTGGGATGAGCGTCCGCGGCTACGGGGTGCCAGCGGGAATCACTATCAAGAGCGTTGACTCGCCCACCCAAATCACCCTTTCCGCTGTGGCGTCCAGGACTGGCGCTTTTTCGCTGCGGTTTGTACAACCCACGTTCCGGTGGTCGCGTGGAGCGTTTAACTTGGCAGACGGGTATCCGAGCGCGGTGACGTTCTTCCGGGAGCGGCTAACGTTTGCGGCCGGCCAGAAGCTGTACTTCAGCGCTGCGGGCGACTTTGAGAACTTCAACGCCTACAACGCATCCGGTAACGTCACCGCGGCACAAGCGATTCAGGCCACGATTTCGAGTGATCAGGTCAACCAGGTGCAATGGTTAGCGCCACAGCAGGCGCTTATCATCGGCACGGCTGGCGGGGAGTTTGCGTGTCTGGAGAATTCCACTCAGGACCCGTTCGGCCCGGGGAATGTGAAGATCGAACAGCACTCCGCGGACGGTTCCCGGAATGGTGTCCGGCCCGTGCGTGTGGGCAATGCGACTCTGTTTGTGCAGCGGTCTGGGAAGAAGGTGAAGGAGTGTACCTTCAAGATTCAATCGAGCGCGTACGTCACCCAAGACATGACCGTGCTTTCGGAGCATGTGACGCGGATCTCTGGAATCACTCAGCTTGCCTGGCACAAGGAGCCGTATTCGGTGGTGTGGTGCGTGCGCGAAGATGGCCGGTTGCTGGGGTTCACCTACAACACCGAGCAGGATGTCACCGGGTGGCACGTTCACAGCATCGCGGGCGGCTTGTTCGCGGTGGAGAGCGTCACGGTGATTCCGACGCCCGGCAAAGAGGCTGACCAGCTGTGGATGATCGTGCGGGATGATACGTCCTCGAAGCGCTGGGTGGTCTACCTCGAGACCGAAGAGCTTGCGGCCGCGCTCAACTTTTATGTGGATGTGGGCCTTTCGTACAACGGAGCGTCCACGGCGGCAGTATCTGGTCTGGGCCACCTTGATCTGACCTACTTTGCAGGCGCTGGGCTGACGCTGGATTACGACTGGCTTGGGGTGGTTGCTGATGCGGCCGTTCCATCCTACACGATTACCGGCGCGGGCACGTTGACCCTTGGTCGGGCTGCTGAGGTGATTTCTGTCGGGATGAATTACCCGAGTGTGATGGTTCCCACTGCCTTTGAAGCGGGCGGCGGCGATGGCACTTCCCAAGGCAAACAGCGACGCACCACCAAGGTTGCGTTCCGTTTCCATGAGACGCAAGGCGGGCAATGGAAGGGCGCTGGAAGTCAGAACGACGGCGAGGCTTCCGACTGGAATCGGTTCGTGTTTCCTCGCAGCTCGATGAACGGCACGCCGACCGGATTGCGCATGGACACGGCCCCGACGCTGTTCACCGGGGTCGTGGTGCAGGACTGGGAGGGCGACTACGTGCTCGAAGATCCGATGACCATCCGCCAGGCGGAACCGTTTCCAATGACCATTGTGGCCATCATGCCGCAATTCACCGTTTTCGACCGATGACCATTGAACCCCTCATTGCTGACCACGTGATGAATGTGCTCCTGCAGCCTTCACAGGCGTGTTTCGCTTCGTCCATAGACGCCGAGTACGCGAACAGGCTGGTGGTGTCAGGCCCCGCATTTTCAGCGATTCACAACGGGGAGGTGCTGGCGTGCGCCGGACTCATTCCGCAGTGGGAAGGGCGCGCGATAGCCTGGGCGCTGGTGGCGGCTGAGGCTGGCCCGCATTTCGTACGCATTCACAAGGCGGTGAAGCGGTTTCTCGAGCTCCAGAAGATCCGGCGGATTGAGACATGGGTTTACCCGACGTTTGAGCCTGCGCACCGATGGATGCGGCTGCTCGGGTTTAAGCTCGAGGGACGCATGACGGCTTACGGGCCGGATGGATCGGACGGAGACCTTTACGCAAGACTATGGGACAAGCTTGGCCATATTTAACAATGGGAGTTATCTCCGGGGCATCCACGGCCTCGGCGATGGATTCGGCCCAGCAGCAGGCCGATGCTCAAGAGGCGCAGGCTAACGCAGAGCGACAGGCGGCCGAGTACAACGCGACAGTTGAGCGAAACAACGCGGCATCCGCCCGTGAAGCGACGACGAGACGCGAGGCCCAGCAGCGCTATCAGTCGGAGTTATTGGCAGGGCGCAACGCGGCGATAGCGGCGGAGTCTGGCGTCGGGATGGATGGGTCTAACTGGGATTTTATGCGCCAGAACGCAGTCCAGGGAGAGCTTGAGGCGCTCAACATTCGCTTCACGGGGGAGACGCAGGCGCAAGGGTTGCTCGCAAAGGCGCAACAGTACGACATGCACCGAGTCGCGGCCGCGCGCAGTGCAGCGGAGGCGCGCCGCGCCGGAAAGACTGCGGTTCGAGCTGCCGCCATCAAGGGGGTATCAAACTTCGTTAGCATGGGGATGACTAGCGGCGCATGGGGCGGCGGCGTGAAGCCAACAACTATGAGCGGAGGTTAATTTATGGCCGGACTATCAGCATACCTCGGACAGACACAGGCGGTCGCGGCACAGATGCCAACCATGCAGGCGGCCCGGATGCCGGACGCCTCGGGTGCGGAAGCGACAGCGCGGCTTGGCGGGGCGCTGTACGGCGTCGCGGATCAAATCGCCACGTACGAACACAACAAGCAGGTGCAGTTGGCCGGGAAGACCTACGCGGACGCGGCAAGCCAATGGTACACGCGCCTAGAGCAGCTTAAGCAATCTGCGGGCGACGGGGCTCCGAACTTCGTAAAGAACCTCCAGGGCGAGTTTCAGAAGTTTCGCGCCGAGACACTCGCGCGCACTAGCAACCATGTTGCCAAGCGGTTTTTGGAGGAGAAGTTCACCGGGCTGAATGCAGACTTGAGCCGGCAGGCCCTGCACTTTCAGGCACACGCTCAGGTGCAGCAGTCCGAGAATAACATCGAGCAGACGGTGAACACGCTTGGAACAAGCGCCATGCCGTACGAGTCCAAGGTGGACGCCCTGAACAGTGTAGTGGATACCTCCACGCTTCAGGCTGGGTATAAGACGGCCTACAAGATGAAGGCGCGCATTGCCCTCGCGAAAACGCAGGGGATGCAGGAGATCGAGCGGGACCCGCAAGCCGTGTACGACATGCTCAAGGGCCGTATTGTTGGGGAGCTGGGCGAACCTTCGCTTGATCCCACGAATATTCAGCGCCCGTCATGGGTTGATGACCTGCCAATGCAGGAGCGTCTTTCGTTGGAGTCTCATGCGCTTTCGCGCACGCACCAACGGACCGGCCAGCTACGAGCGGGCGTTGAGAACAAGGCGAACGACCATGAGGCGCGGTTCCTTCAAGGGCTCCCGGTGGCGGAGCCTATGACGAAGGTGGACTTTCAAGCGGCATACCGGCCCGAAGAGGTGGAGCCTAAGTGGGCGCAGTATGTGACCCGGCAACAGCTCGGGGCAGACATCCAGTCAATGGGGGCGATGTCGGCCGGGGCTATTGCGGGCGTGCTACAGAAGACCCGCACTGAAATGGAGGTGGCCACGGAAGGTCAGTCGGTCGCGTTTGTGGATCGGTACAACCGGACACTGGAGGCGGCTAAACGTATTCAGCAGGCTCGGGAGAAAGACCCGATGGCAGCGGCGCTGCAAGGCCAGCTGTTTGGG